ATCGCCAAGGATGAAGTAATCGTTACCGTAAACAGGGAACGCTACTCTCTCTTCAATTCTTACAGTAACCTTGTTCTCACGAACATTCGTACCGTCTTCATAGAAGAATTGCAATTTAGCTGGCTCACGGAAGATAAGGTTTGCACCCATAGTCCAATCACCAACTAAGAATTTATCTACAGTCATCGCTGTTGACTTATAAACCGGCACACCTGCAATGATCAATTGACCATTAACAATTTGCACCAAGCTGTAAGGTAAATCGTATTCGCCAGATCCTGTAGACTTGGTAAGCATGATGTTATAGTAATCGGCCGGATTAACTAATACACCGTTCGCCTCACGATCAGCACTTTCTAACTGTGAAATAGCTTGAATAATTTGCTCTACATCTACAGTAGCGGCAGAACTTGCAGCGGTAAAGTTACCAGCTGTCATCAAGCCCTTTAACTGCGGCGAAGTACCGGTACCGCTTAACAATTGGCTATCTTCTACGCGAAGTAACAATTCAGGTAAGCGGCTACCTAAGAATGTAGTCATACCCTCCACGTCATCCAACATATTGCGGCTAATTCTTAACCAACCTGCAATCCATTCAGCTTTTACGCTGCTTTCTTGCAAATCTAAGTCGAACTGTGGCTTAGTAGCACCCTCACCAATTGAAGCCGGCGCGCCCTCACCTACAATCTCTTTTACAAAGTCGAAGTTTGATTTATTGCCCATGCCACCAACTTGCAATAATTCACGAATGTGAAGTTTGCGCTTTGGCAATTCGATAATGCCCGGCTTAACAAATGTTACAGAACTGTCTGCTGTAGCAAAGTTGTTCGCAAAGGTCATGTCACCAACGGCTTTCAATTCAAAATCAACTCTTGAACCTTTACCCTCACGCAACATTTTTTCGAAGCCTTCTTTAGCTTCGTTCATGTTGGTAGCTAACTCACTTTTAAAGCTAACTGGCTCGGCCGGTACGCCTTTCTTTTGCTCTGTAGCAAGATTGTCGAATTGCGCTTGCATTTCGCTTTTTAAGGTAGCTAAATCGCCTGCATTAGCGAAATTGCCATTATCCAATCTGCCTTTAAACTCGTTTGCAAGTCTTACAGCTTCTGCGCTGTCGGTGCCAGACTTTTCGGCTTTTGCCTGAATAGCAGCTAAAGTGTCTGCCATTGCTTTGATTTCAATTTCTAAACTCATTATTTATTTTTTTAGAGTGTTATTAAAAGTTTTGATAGCTTCAATTAGCTTTGAATTGTCCGGCTCAACTACATTTTGTGCGGGTTGTGTGGATTCAATAAGTGATTGAAGCTGCTTTATTTCAATGTCAATTAAACTAAATGTTTCGTCTGTAAAGTTACCAGATTTAAAGGCCTTTGATAAATTGCCTAACCTTTCCGAAATTGAATATTCTTTATTCAATAAAGACTTCAATACGTTTAAGGTTGGGGTTTCAGGATTAGCCGGCCATAAAACGGCACTACCTTCATATAATTTAACCTCTAATATTGTTCTAATGTTATTATTGTCTACTGTAGCCTTAACTGTTGAAAACCCAACCGAATGGCCTTGTATTAAATTAGCTTCATATAGCTTTAAAATATCTTCCCCTAATTCTGTATTTACAATAGGTGTAATGGCAATTAAATAATCCCCCTCAACATACAATTCTTCAGGTTTACCAATTACATTTTTTAATGTGGCTTTATGGTCAATTAATGACCAAATGGATTTTTTCCCTTTTGGTCCTTGTTCTTGTATTGTTTTAGTAAAGGCACTATTTGCCATTATATCTCCATCTAAATCAATATTGCCCATCTTAGACCAAACGGCTTTCACTTTACGTGTTTTTTTGTCTATGTCTGCAATTGGCAGATCCTGCATTACTGATTTAAAACTATACATACTACAAAATTATGAATTATTTAAAACAATTGAACGATAAATATTATTTCGCTGTGTTGGGTTGTTTAAGTCCACCAATTGCAAATTACCGCTGGCATCTCTTTTCGGTACAAATGCCACCGTACACCGGCACTGTATTACATTACCGGCACTACCTGCGCTATCCCCAGGATAACTCATTAGGTCTATTGATTGTGTACTCGGTACTATAAAAACTCCATCGTACGGAACTTGCTTCCCGTTCATATGCAAATGATCGTAATTATCACGCGGCAATCGTCTGGTACGGTTATCCTGCGCCGAAATCCAAACCTTATCCATTACCACTCTGGAAGTGGCAGCTGATAGCATTGCACCGGTATTCATTGCCCTGCCAGTTTCGGTACGGGTAATTAGCCGCGCCCTTGCATTGGTAAGGTTCGATTCTCTAAGATTACGAACTATCTCGTCTTCGCCTAATCCTTTGTCTATGCCATCGTTAATAACTTGCAGCATAAATGCCCTGGTAGTTTCTGTAATTTGCGTTACCGACCTGTCCATAAAGTAGTAACTAAAAAACTTCTTAACTATTCTGATAAACTGATCTAACCCCTCCGATTTCTTTTCCTCCACCTTTGGCAATGTCTTTTGAACATACCGCCCCCACATTACAGCGGCATCGGTAAACAATTCAGTAATAGCATCATTAATGCCTTCCGTTGGTAGTTGACCGATTGCACCGCTTGACTTGTAGTTGTCAATACCGGCTTCGATCTGTTTGCGTAACTGCGCTGCCATCTTCGCATCGTGCTTTGCTACGATGGATTTATAATATTTGTCGAATGTGCTATGGCGTAGCATTGTAAGGATTTTGTAGGTCAGGAACTGGCATTAAGGTTTCCTCCAATGGCTGGTAGCCACTTGGCACTAAGATAGTGTTACGAGTCGCTTCGTCCATCCACTCCGGCACTGATTCCCCTAATATCTCATAGCGGCGGTATAATGGCAATAATGACTTTTCGAGCCAATTAACTTGTTCTAATTTATTGCCCTCTAATTCGCTATAAACGCTCAAATCAAAGTCAATAACGGTATCGCTTCCATTATTCCAATCGTTATTTATTTTTCTGTTAAAATTATCACGCAAAGCGGTTAACAGCGGCAATGCGCAACGTGTAGTTAATGCCTTTTCGCCCTCCGCCTGGTTGTTGTATGTTTTATTGTTAGGGTCGTTTAATAGCTGCGATGGAACTCCGTAAATATTGCAAATGGCTCTCATGTCGAAGATTTCTGCATCGAGTATGTCCATATCCACCGGGCTAAGTCCAATTTGTTGGTATCCAATTTCAAAACCGCTCACCGGTATTTTATTAGCGTTCTTACTTCCCTCGTATTGCTTCAAACGCTCCTTAATTAAGTCAACCTGAGCGGTTAAGTCAACACCGTTAAATCCTTGATCTTTCTTTACGAATAACACTCCGGGAGGACCACCATTTTGGTAAGCACTAACAGCGTATTCCTTACCCTGGTTGCTGCGTGTTAATACCTTTGCAGCAGCTTGTAACGGGCTCAATCCATATAATTGCATCCCGTTGGCATCCCAGTCTGGATTAAAGAATTTATCGTGCAATATTTCCGAGCGTGTGAAGTTTACAATCTTACCTATCATTAATGCATACCCTACAGCTTCCACCGGGAACGCTGCCATGTTGGTAAGTATCTGCATATATTGCGCCGGCAATACATGCAAGCTGTTAGGTAATCCCTTGTTTACTCCGGCTGTGATAGTCTTACCGTAAATGTAATCATTGCCGGTAATTAGTTTGTATGATACTGCAGCTTCGATAAGGTCGCTCCATGTATCATCGGCATTTGGGTAAATAAGCAAATCACTAATCTTAGTCTGTTTGCCCACTAATTCAAGTGCCTTGGTATGCAATGCCTTTACTCCCTTCCAATCCGTTACCTTATCGGGCTGTGCTGTTTTCTGTCTGTATTCCTTGTACGCTTTCTTATCAACCACCTTATATTCATACCATGGTGCAAGTTTAGCCTTGTCGGCTATTAATTTTATGCAGCTGTAAACAATATCATTGCCATTGTAGCCGTCTTCAACCTGCTTACTGGCATCTACCCCCTGCCATGTAACAGTTCCCTGGTTAATTCGTTGTATAGTAGATTCGACCCCGTTGTTAATTGGCATCTTTGCGCCACCTCTTAACCACAATTGAAGTGAATTAAATAAACTCATTTATATAATTTATTTGGTAAAGATACAAATAATTTTAACCAACTATGGGGGAGAATTTGGGTTTATCGTGATAATTGTATATCGCATAACGTAACGCATCGCATCCATCATCATTGGCTTTAACCGGTTCGTCAATAACTTTATCCTCTTTATCCTTTTTCCACTTGTAAGATTGCAGTTCATTTTGTAGGTTTACGCTTCCAGCGGTAACGTATAGAGGGAACGACTTAACCTTTACAATTCCAGCCCAAACATCTTTATTCGCAGCATGAATGTTTATTCCGGCTCTGTAAATTTCTTCAATTGATTTAGGTTCTGCAGCATCAGCATAAATTACCCCCCTGCCAATGTCAAAAGTTTTAATCTTAGCCAGTAACTCGGTTAATGTTAAGCCGGATTGATAAATAAGTTCTTGCACATAGTTGCACCCCTCGTAATATTCAACTTTTACAAATGCCGCTGGGTGATTGTATCCAAAATCTAAACCGTAGAATACATCGCCTTTGCCCGGCAAATCATTTACAATCTTCCATTGAGTATAAATCAATTCCTTTGCCGCCCCTCGCTGACCTAATCCGTAAACTTTCCACATAAAGTCATCTGGCAAGTCTTTGTATCCCTCAATATAACCTATTTGCTGTGCGCTTAAATTGGCTAAATTGTTCTTGTATGTGCTGTGTATTAGCTTGTTTTTCTTATCGTCTGCAATAGCATAAACCCAACTAACAAAGTCAGCCGGATTCCAATCTAAAAATATTGCGCCCTTAGTTCTCATGGCTAATTGATCGTACAATATCTTTTTTAGCAGGTTAGCCTCGTTTATAAATAAAATATCTCGCCCTGGTCCACGTGCCTTTCCCTCATCTTCCAGCCCGAAAAGTTCAATATAGCTGCCATTTGGAAACGTATAAATGAAATCGGAATAACTGAAATTATTATCATTCCATAAGTTCAACTCATTCATGATAATTTTAAAATCCCTATACGCTCCCCTCTTAATGTGTGGCAATGAATGAGAAACAATGCTAATGCGCTTCATTGGTTCATTGAGCGCAATTAGTATCAGTAGCTGTGTAATTGAGTAGGTTTTCCCGGAACGGCTTCCGCCTTGATTGCAGATTATATTCCATCCTTGTTTATATGCCTTGAAATTAGCATCAAATACCGGAGTTACTTTCATTGGCTATCATTTCGTTTCCTTTCTGTAGTTCATAGCTTATTACCATGCTGGTAGTCGTACCTGAATGTTCTACCTTTTCAGTAGGTTTCCCAAATGCGTGTTCGTGTACGAATTTAATTAATGCCGGTTCTCCTGAATCTAATAACGATTTTAACGATAATTCCAATGAACCATATCTTTCAATTAAAGCCTTTTTAGCCAAATCTGCTGTACCTAATTCTTGTGCTATGGTTTTTCTACCTGCTCCCGGTCTTGCTCCTCCTTTTCCTGCCATAAATTGATTTTTATTGATTATTCAGAACAAAGTTAATTTAAAAAATGCTACCGAAGCATATCCCTCTACTCCGGTAGCCTAAAATCTAAGGTTAACAAAGGTATGGTTTTTAGCATTGCCTGAAAAGGCAAAATGCGTAATATATTTTTCTTTTCTTTTCTTTTCTTTTCTTTAATGCTTAAGGGTTGCTTAAGCCATGTTATAGCCTGGCTTAAGCCATGTTATAGCCTGGCCATAGCCTGGCTTAAGCCATGCCATCAATTAATTGATACTGACGGGTATATGTATTATAATTATATTGTATAGCACCGATAGACCCTAACCATGAGTACCTAACTTTCTGAATATGAACCTCAACGGTATTGGTTTCATAGTCTCTATATACAGTTAATCCGTTATCTGTTTTATTGTTAAAATGTGCTGATCCTGAAATTGAATACATGGTTGGAACTTCATATTTTTTACTTCCTTGTATCTTTTGCAGCTTTGCCGGATGTGCAATAATTATAATATGAATACCTAA